GTCAGCATTCCCGCTTGCCTGTGTATCAAAGGAAAAACTTGCATAAGTGCCGTCTGTATTGTACTTGTAAACTTCGACATCGACATAATCCACAATCCAAAACGCATTGTTAGCATAGGCAATGCCACGAGGGTCAGCATTCCCGCTTGCCTGTGTATCAAAGGAAAAATCCATATACGTCCCAATCGGTGCACCTGCCTCACTATCGCCAGAGTTTATTATGATCGGACGTGCGCCACCAGCGGCAGCATTGCCAAACGTGTAAGCTCCTTCTCCCGTATTGGTTCTGTAGAGACCGGCAATAGATAAATACATATCTGTGCTTATCTTAATTGTGTCTGTAATTGCAATATTGCCGTCATAATAAAGACCATAACTATTTGATGTCCACAGCCCTGTTATGTAATCAACTCCCCAAGTAGCGAGACTTTGATTCCAGACAATCGAATATCCGTCACCTATACCGGATGTATCTGGCTTAACATACCCGTCAAGGCTGTCCGGCATCGCCGCTTTCAGCATATCATCGGTTGCATCTTCATCTATATTCGCAGGTACATCATCAAGTGAATTATAACTGCCGTCAAAGTCATCACCGGCATTTTTATCCCATCCATCAAAAGCGGTTTCGTTTCCGGTTATATCTGCCCCCGTAAAGTAATCTAACTCCGAAGGAACAGTAATACTGAACCCCAAAACAGATTCAAACTTAGCCTCTGAATTTATATCAAGTAATTTCAAGTACGCCGCCAACGAATCAATCAATCTATTAATTGTAACAATAGTATTCGTTGTATCTTTCCACTCAACATATCTAGTAGAGTCAGATTCAATCGATTCCAGTCTTGTATCGTGTACTTTTAATGTATCTGAAAACTTATTCGTTGAATCCTGTAATGCGGATATTTCGGTATCGTTACTTCCGATAGCAGCCTCGATAGAATCAATTTCCGTACGGTGTCTTGTTGTCGAATCCTGCTCATTTGATATAGCGGATAAGTTATTATTAATTCTAGTATCGTGTGATTTCAAAGTATCTGAAAACAAGTTAGTTGAGTCTTGCAAAGCCGAAATTTCAGTATCATTGCTTCCTATTGCCGATTCAACTGAATCAATCTCTATTCGATGTCTGTCAAGTGAATCATAAGTGACAATTAAACTATCCGCCTGACCGTTGTTAATACCTTGCTCTGTTGAAATATCATTATAAGCTGTTGCGATTGAATCAGACTGGTTACTGTTCTTAGTCTCTATATTTCCTATATCACTATAAGCGGTCGAAATAGAATCGGATTGATTGCTGTTTTTAGTTTGAATGTCCCCTATATCCGTATCATTAGAAGCAACCGCATTATTAGTACTGTCTATCCTAGTCGTGTACAAGTCTAATAAGGAATCGATTTCAGTTTGTGTATAATACAATGCGATTATTGAATCTATTTGAGATGAACTGTAATAATTATCTAAAGAAATATTCTCTAGCATTGCATCAATTTCGGCTCTTGGGTATTTGTCAAGATTAGCCGTATCTGCTGCTGTTAGTTTCAATGCTATCAATGTTTTCAATACATCTGCGGTGTCGGAAACGTTAGATAGATATGCTATTCTAGGAGGTTCATTAGCCTGCCCTAATAACATTATTGGTATTATAAGTAGTAATAATAATTTTTTCATTATGATGCCTTTTTGAAAAAGTCTACAATAATTGTTTCAAATCCTGTCTCCCATCCGGGAGCTAACCTTATCCTGTACTCACTTGCGCTTACTCTCCATTCACTTGCATATCCTCTTATATGATCAGTTCCAAATCTATTATCGAAATCATCTTCTGTTGAACTGATAACAATTACATCACCGTCAAGAGCAACCGAAAGTGTCCCATCAAAACCTGAGGGTGTAATTAATGTTGTAAAAGTATCCGGTGGAGTTAACATAAACATATACCTGCTTGTGTAAGCAGGTGTTATATATGTCGGTGCAGTTGCGGACATTGCATCGGTTACTACTGCCTGATTTAATATAAATTTCCCTTTGAATATTGGAACTCGTTCTGAATTATCATAAGCCCAAATGTTGTATTCAAATACGCCTGCCGTTAAGACAGTCGTATCGGCTTGGTCAAATGAAATGGTAAACATTGTCATACCGGATAAATATGTTGTGCTTAATTCATCAATCCCTGTACTAAGTTTTGTGAGGTCTTCGGTTTCATCTGATAGATTATCTTTCATTCCGAATTTAATTGTATGACCAGTCCAGTCGCCAGCCCGCCACAATATAACTTCGCCCTTGTAACCCTGCTCCATTGTAATGTTACTTACTATCGGTTCTATCATTTTGTTTTTCTCTCAGTTTTTGCATCTCTCTTAGGATTGCGTTTAGTTCCTGCTTCAAAGTTTCTATTTTCTTTTCTTCCTCATATCTTAGTATGATATACTGCTCGATCTTATCCTTAGATTCAGATAGATCGCTGTTAATTACTTTTGCCTGTATTATTAGATTCTCCATCTTAATCGACAAAGAATCTTTCTCTTGTGCAAAAGATGAAAGTGTGACCACTGATAAAAATATTATTACTGTTATTATTTGTTTCATAATTTCCCTTTAATTTTATATATTCAAGTAAACCAAATTGGAGTAAGCGATGAAAAAGTTATTATCTGTTTTATTTATTTTATCTTTTCTCATAATTTGTATGTCCTGTGACAATTCTGTCGAACCACAATGGAACGAATATACACCTGTTAATATTTCTCCTGCTGATACTATCATCCATACTACTTGGTAGTATAACCATTCGCGGATGAGTAATTACCCGGAACATATATTTCCAACATTTTTCCTTCAATGCCTTGCGGCACTTCAAAATCTTTTTCGACTAGCCAGTTCATTTATAATTCTTATTTAAAATGATGATAGCGATATTCTTTTCCAGGTATTCGTACCGATACAGACATAAATATATGAGGCATCCCAACTAATCATTCCGGCCGTTCCCGTGCTGCTCGAAGTAGTTACAACCGATGGACTGCCTAGAATAATATCATTTGAAAAAACTACATCCTGATTATTATTTATGCTTAACGCCAAGGCAGAAGCGGTGCCTTCATCTATCGTGGCGGTCCTAAGTTCAATTGCGTTTGCTGCGATTCGAAAATCCCGATAATTCGAAGTTGCTCCGATGCCCCTTGAAAATAATTCGTTATATTCACCTGTATTAGTACCGAGCTTAATAGTTGTGTTTGTTGAGGCATCATCTATAATGACTGACGTGGCTGTAATTTCACCTGCATCTAGAATATCATAAGTATTCATATCCAAATCAGATGTTGCGTTTCCAGACCAGCCACCACCCGAAGGAAGATCATAATAACCTATTGTGCCGCCTGAGTTAGTCCCATAATACTTTGAATTTCCGGGGGATATACTAAACGCTAAAGATGTTCCGTCCTTTCGATAATTACCTGTTGTATTATAATTACCGCTCGAAACATAGAAAGCACTAACATTTTGAGCTACTATATCGCCGTCCGTACCGAAAGAACCATAAGTCCCCACGTCATCCTTCATCACAACCCCACTAGCAGAACTAAACTCAATCCGTGAGCCAGATAAAGAACTTTTAATCAGAAATCCAGAAGCATCAAATGATATACGCCCGTTGGCAGCCTTGAAATATCCACTGCTCAACCAATAATCATTCGTAGCCATATAGATGCCATCATAATAACTTGCAACATCATTGCCTATCTGCACCGTACCGGCTGTTATCTTTCCGGCAAAAGTTCCGGTTGCTGCACTAAGAGCACCTGAAAATGATAAACTACCTCCAGTATATTGCAAATACTGAGTAGAACCATTACCGATATACGCTCTAGGACTACCACCATTATACTGTAACTGGATGCCACTATTACCGAATGTAGTTGAATTAATATTTATACTTGCTTGTTGCGAAACTAATGTAATATGACCTGCCGAGATATCAGTTGCAGCTACACGCTCATAATTAGTTCCATCATCAATGTCATCTAAATCACCAACCGATTCACTTAAAAGTATATGACCGGAACTAATATCTGTCTTTAATATTTTACCATAATTTGTTCCGTCTGAAATATCGTCCAAATCTCCGACTGTTTCAGATAATAGGATATGACCGGAAGATATATCGGTTTTTAATACCTTACCGTAATTAGTTCCATCTGTAACATCATCGAGATCACCAACGGTTTCACTAAGTAATATATGACCTGCTGAAATATCAGTTTGTAATATTCTGCCGTAAGTACTTCCGTCATCAATATTGTCAAGGTTCGCATCTGTTAAGTTCCCAATACCCGAACCGCCTGTAATGACTATACTACCTTTCATATTAAGCACACCTGCCGAAAGATTATTCCAGTCCAGATAATAATTCGAATTACCAACAAACAATTTTGGATTAGAAGGATTCCAGGCACTGAAACCGGACGTTACCGATTTTGTTGTTGAAGATACAAACTCAATACCAGTCCCGCCTGATACATCACTTATATATATATTATCCTTCGCATAAAAACCAGCGCCGGATAACCCCGATATTCCGTCAAGTATTCCATACTGAACTAATACTTCATAGTTGCCGCCTGTATATGGATTCGATGTCCAAGTTGCTACACGACCGTAAGGTGCATTAGAACCGATAACAGTCCTTTCTATTACAGCATCGCCGGATGTTCCGTAATCCAATACAACCGCACCCTTATAAATAGTTTGTGAAGATGTACCCGTTTGTCTAGTCAGAGTCCAACTCTGCTCACCGTCCGAAAGATCAGAGTAACTTGAAACCGTTCCCCAAAAATCACTAACTACAATTCCTACCGTTCTGTTAATTATTCTTAATCTTATCCAGTCGCCTGTTTCAAAAACCGCCGTGTTGGCTTGCCCTGGTAAGTCTTCTACATATATCGTGCTCGAAGTTGCCGGAGTTGTAAAATCACGTGAAAGTATAGCAACTGATTTAGTCACGAAATCACTTCCGGCAAGAGCTTGTGATATATCCGTGATGAATGCTTTAACATACATTTCATCAGCGTATAGTTCTCTAAAGTCCCCTGCACCAGCCGCCGATATTTGCCAACCTGTTAATTGAGATACATAATTATCCGTCTCAAGATCACCGTCAAAAGTATTAGCTCCTATTCCCTCTTGATTTAATTCACCGTTTAATGTAAGGTCATCAAATGTCGGACTAGCCGTTGTTTGTAAATCCTGAGGAGTGGATATAGTAAGCGTACCGCCTAAATTTACATTATTACCAGTGACTCCGTTGTTACTTGCAAAGGTTATTTGATTAGCCGTTAATTGATTACTTGAAGTAGTGAAATGAGTAGTGTTATATAATAACGATGCTGTATTGGAATTAAAGTATAAAGGATAATTCCAAGTATCTACTCGTTTAGTATAAGCAGTTTTCCAATTTGTTGTATCATCCTGTATCCTATTGAATTGAGTTTGGATGTTGAGATTGACATTATCCAAATGTGCTAATTCATACACGCTAATGCTTCCACTAGCTTGTAATACCGAGTCTACACCGGTAACTGCGACACTTAACGGTTTATATTTTATATCCGCTAAGTCAATCCCTATATCGGCTGTGTCCTTCCACTCGTTAACCCAAGTTCTATCTGCTAGATATTCTTCGTTAGTTGCTTCAGTTACAAAACCTACCGCTACTTTACTACCGTTTTCAGGATCGGTTAATAGTCGCATACTTCCCAAAGTAGTATTAGTGCTTCTTTGCGGTAATATAAATTGTGAGTCTAATGTAAAATCCATATCACCGTCAAACTCGGCATCCGTATCTAATTCAACTGGCGCATTAAGGTAAACGTTACCATATAAATCAGTTTGATTCCAAAAGGTTGTTTGTGCTGTAAATTGTGTTATATCCTCAAAAGTCTGATTATCCGTCCACGTGTTCTGATTGCCGGTTATGTAGTCTGATATGAATGTTTTGAGACTATCAAGCAAAGAATGATAAGAATCATCCGTAGCAGTCATAACATAAAACGCATCCCCACCTGACAAAGCTGTTCTAAGCGGCAACTCTCTAATTGTCGTTGTAGAATCTTGTGCATTGAGAGAAACAATTAATAACAATGCTAACAATATTTTAGAAAATAATTTTTTTACCATCTTTTGTTGTAATAAAAGTTTCATCTTTATCTACCCAATAAGTATGAGGTTCTGTTAGCGGTCTTATGTAGTCTGTTGAATCCAACCTCATTATTATATATGTATAGTTTAATAAATTATCTATGTATAGCGGTTCAACTCTTGTTATATAAAACGAAGCATCACCGCCCTTTCTTGCTCTCACCGCCCTGCCGTCTTTATCTACATAAAACTTCTCCGCCTTAACACCAAGGAACGATCTTAATAATAACAATGCAGCTTTAGGATCAATCCTTTTTTCGATATAAACGAACACAACAAAATGAGATCGTTCGCCGACTAATTCAAATAATCTCTTACCTGTTATAGTCGATTCACCTTCATAAACCTGCGGATCAGTAAAAACAGGATCACAATAACTGTTATTTATAATATAGTCTGTACTGCTTATCGTTATTTTAGGTGTCGGGTATATCATAAATCAGCCGCCATTGACTCAACAGATGTCGGGTCAATGCTTTTTAGTTGAACAAGTAATTGTAAATAGTTCTTATCCCAAGGTGTGTCCTCATAGTAAAATGGTTTAACTAAACAAAAGAAGTCTGCAACTATATCAGAGTCTTCAGATGTCATTATATAGTTACCAAATGTATCATCATCAGTTGTATGATCTCTATGTAGTTTGAAATTAACCACCTTGCCGTTATACCCTCTTAACTTAGTAAATATTTCCTTAGCATCTCTATTGCCTGTTGCCGCAGTACCATCATATTTTGCAGCCCTCACAAGTATATTAAACTCCGAATGTTCCCATAATAGTTCGAAATTTCTATACCCTGTAAGCGGACTTTCACCTTCAAACACTCTAGGGTCAGTAAGTAACATACTTTCAATAACGCTTTTATATAAAATAACCGAATCACTATCTGGATCGCCAGTTCCTTCAATAACCGGGTCATTTAATCCAAAAACATTATAATCAGGCATAATCGTCCTCTTGAATTATTTCAGAAACCTTATTCATTTCTGCTATACAGATATAATTTTCTACAACTTGTTTGAAAGATGTTTCCAATAGAGCTGTGTATTTCTTTTCATTATACCCTTGAGTCAACGATCGTATTCTTTTACTTAACCCGACGTTACTAATAGTAGGTGTAAGTGAATTCTTTGTAGGCAACCAGATTTCATTATTATATGTACCTCCTTGATTCGCTTGACCAAATCTTAATACATAGTTTTCAAATATATCTATTGTACCGTCACCTGTTTCAAGATCATCTATAGAATCACCTTGATATTTCAATTCATATTTAACCCCTGAATATTTCGGTTCAACATCATTACTCTCATAGCGACCATTCAAATCATTGATAGTATATTCTTCAGACTCTCCTCTTACTAATTGGTATGCCTTTTCTCCGATACATTTAATTACTGTAGATGTTTGAGTAAAATATTCAGAAATGAAATCTCTATATGTAATTAATCTCGTTTTATCAATAGTATCGTATTCAGACTGATTTATATTCCACATATCATCAAATAAAATTGAGAAATCATCTAAATGGAAATTAACCGTACTAGAGTTCGCCACAAACTGCCCCACTAAAGAACTATCCATACCGGTGATTGTTAGGCTTAATCCTACATCATCAAACATACTCTGAATTGCAAATAATACCTGCACTCTATCGGTGAAATATTTATCTTCATTAATCGCCGCACCGGAAATATAAGTTCCGCCAATACCATCAATGTCCATTAAGTCAAGTATTGGTGATGTCAATGATGAATTTGTATGTACTTCAAATTTATTAACATCTTCTACTTTCGCATAATACACTTGATATGCTTCTATATTATCACCGCCTACATCAAACATAACTCTATCACCATTTGAAAGACCGTGTCCAGTATCTACTACTAAATCTGGGTCAAACTCTGTCGGTGTACCATCTTCAATATAAAAATTACTTGCTCCTGTAAAGTTTGCTGCTGCTATACCAAAAACAGCTTTTAGACTATCCGTGATAACACTACTAGATAATAACATTAGATGACTTTCGACATTAACAATAATCTTACGTTGTGTATAGTTCATACTTGATTTAGATACATATCCAGAAAAAATAACATTGCTCGATCCATCCTCAACTTTAATCTCATCATTTTTTGAAATCAGGTTACTATAATTAAAATTAATATACATATCAAAACCTGTTGATCTCAATGTATAATCTCTATTACGATCGACATAAGGTACGAATGGTTCACTATTTAGATAATCCGAAATATCTACCCAACTACCGCTATATTTATGATGTAAACTATAAGCCATTATCCGATCTCACTCAAATTATGTCCTGCACGATTAAGCTTGTTAATCCCCGATTGTGCTGATGTACCGATGACTGTACCATCCGGCAACGTGACTATTACCGGCGGTTGATTAGCCAGTGAACCGGCTATATACCTCGATAAACCTTCAAAGTTACTTTTTAATCCATTTATTGCCGAGACTATATTACCATCATTGAAATTGTTGTTATAGTTATTAGGTGTTACCGTTACAGTCTCACCCGACTGTACGCCAATTAAATAATTATCCTTATAAAATCCCGGCGGGACTTTGAATCTATCTAATCCTGTTGCTGCTTTTTTATGAGGATTGTAATTAATTTTTCCGTTAGCGTTAGATACAGAACCACCTTTATTTAATCCGAGTAATCCTCCGGCTAATCCTATGATACTACCTGCAATACCAAGACCACCAACGAAAGAATCCCCGCCACTATTCATCGTTCTTATCGCCTGTGCTATTTGAATCGCTGTTTGTAAAGCTCTGTTAAGAATCGAGAGCAACCCCGAACCGTCCGGGTCGAAAGCCCTTTGTATTTGATCACCTAATTGGGACACTGCATTTAATCTTTCTCTAGCTAACTGCTGATCTTTATCTCTGACTGCTTGAATATATCCATTATATTCTTCTGTCATTTTCCGGACATATTCATCAAACTCTAATTTTCTTTTTTCGTTTGCTTCGGTGTCTGATTCCTCTACACTCTCAATATAAGTATCGTATCTTTGATTCATAGCCTCTACATAAGAAGTAAAATCATCAAATGCTTTATCTAGGCTTTCTTCTACTTGTTTTGGATCACCCATCAAACTCTTTATTAAGCCACCATCGCTTACTGCTTGTGTTGCTTTTATTTCTTCAGTCCCTTCTTTCCAAATTTCATTCAAGCCCTCTATGGTAGTGTTAAATACATCGAATAATTCTTTTTGACCTAATTCAAGCGCTTTTTTAGAAGCATCAAAATTTAAGAAATTACCTCCGAAAGGATTCATTGCCTTATTTACTTGTGCAGCTACAGCAATAATTGAACCTAACGATGTCCCTATAGCTCTTATAACTCCGACCAAGACTATTCCTGCCGTTCCCAACGATTTGAATATACCACCAACGACACTCAGTTTTTTGTTTGATTCTGTGAATTCTTCATTAACGTCCATAATAACCGTCAAGAACGCTCTCCATACCCGAACTGTATCCCTGCCAATATCTTCAGTCAATTGTTTGTTTTGTTCCTGTAAAATTCTTTCACGATTAGCGGTACTGTCAATTGTTCTATTAAAATCACCTATCGCTTTCCCTGATTGTTGATATGCAATGGTTAATGTAGCCTGAGCCTTTGCTTGAATTAATGAAGCGCCTTCAGTTTCCTGATATTGTTTTACTAATTGCTTGAATACTTCTGTATTCTCATTTACGGAGATTCCTAAAAGTTTCATCGACTCACGTTCACCTAGAAGACCTTTTGTCAACGCCATTGAAGCCCTTTCTGCGCCACCTTCGACGTTACTAAAAGAGGCTAAATCTACGGCTAAACGATTGACTTGTTCAGACATTTTCAACGCTTCTTTCTCAGTGAATCCGAATCCAACTAATAAATCTCCTGTCGTACCTAATAGTTTTTTCGTTGTAGATTCAGCCAACTGGAATTCAGACGAAATTGATCGCGCTGTTTTTTCAGCTTCATCTCTTATAGATGAAAATACTTGAGTAAATTTGCTTCCTATTTCTTCAGCATCTCGAGCGGCGTTTTTAGCATCTGCTGCAAAATCAAAGACTTTCTTCAATGCTATTAAAATTCCACCTGCTACAAGTGCTTTCTTAAAATTATCAGCAAAAGAACTCCCCATTTTCTTCGCAGACCTATCCCCATAAGAACGTGCTTCATTAAAATCTTTTTTTAATTTGTCTGTTCTTCCTACAAGCTCTATATATGTGTCACCTAGTTTTGGCATTGACTTGCTTTAATTCCCTTTTAGCTCGTTTAATCTTATCTTCTTTTGTCTCAAGTTCAAATTCATTTACTAAACGTCCGTGTTTGTCAAATTGAGGCTCTCTTATAAATCTTTGGTAGTTAAAAACAAAATCTAAGTCTTTATGATATTCTGAAATCGGTCTTAACTCTACTTTATCTAAAGGAACATTTAATATTGCCGTTATTAACCTTTTGCTGTAGTCTCTTGATATTCGTTGTCCTTCGACTTTTTTTTTACTTCATTTATATCAACCCCCTCTAATGAAAAGACCTCCTCACATATTTTATTTAATTCTATCATAGAAAGCTTTTTCATTATCCATCTTTCGCTTTTGTGATATTTGAAATATGAGAATAGTCTTTTCCATAAAGGCAAATTACTATAAGCAGCCTTCAATGACTGTTTCACAATAACAGCAGATATAAATAAATTCTGTGGTGTCGTTTGTTCTTCTAATGAATCAATATATTCCTGTAGATCAAATAAATCTTGTGCAGTTCTTTCGGATATATATCGGTTTAATATCTCACTTTTAACTAAGTTCACCAGTGCCTTCAAAATTGAATGATACTTTTACAGCTTCCTCTCCAGGTACATCTAACGTTGTTGCGTCACTCGTGATTATTATCGTACCGGAATAATCATCAACTCCATTAGTCTGAAGCACTGCTTCTAATTCAGAACCCATCGTTGGCTTAAGAGTACTTGTATATAAAAACCCTTCTATCGTACCAGTGAAGTTCTTAATACCCTTCGGGATTTTTTCACGATAACCACTGTCTGCCGATTCCGAATCAGTTGTATCTATTACAGGAGCTTCCACGGTGAATGAATAATTAGTAATCTCAATAATCTGCTGTACCGTACCACCGGATGTATATCCTTGTGCGGTTGCTAATGCAACCGTGAATGAATCTGTATCGGGGATAGTAGCTACTGAAAAATGATCATTCAGATCGGTCATTCCCACGACGCTTTCTATAATGACCCTTGACCGTGCACTTAATCCGTGTGCCGCAGTTGTGTCTACCGTGACTACTCCTGCCGAATGGTTTGCATCACCTATATTAACAGCACTTCCGATTCGTATTAACCCGGACTTTCCGCTTACTTTAGCCATTTAATCCTCCTTACGGATTAGCTTGAGTTAATTCACCAGTGCCTTCAAATGTATATGCTACGGGTATGCCCGTTCCTTCTGCAATGTTTGCCGTTGGATTCATTTGAGTGAGTATCGCACTACCGGTGAACGTAATACCAGTTGCAGCAGTTAAGACTAATGTCGCAGCAGAACCAAGAGCTTCAGCCGCTACTCCACCCTGTAACCATCCTGAAAATGTTCCAGTCCAATTCTTCCAACCGGTTGCTGTTTTTTCTCTCCACCCATCGGAACTGGAATCAGTTGAATCAAATATAGGTGCATCAATAGTTAATCCCCACTCTGTTATATCCACAGTCCCGGAATCATAAGTTACTGCACCTTCACTTCCGCTTATCTTTGCCATTATTTCCTCTTATTTTTGTAACTCTAGTAAAAATCTAACCGATACATTCCAAACTTGGTCTATTCTACCCAACGGGATGATCGATTCTTTCTTAATGAAAACAACTGAATAACCGGTAAATGATAGACTATCCTCTGAGTTTTCTAATCTATCGACTAAATAACCGGCTACTTCTTGCGCTTCTATACTTGTGTTTCCTGCAACGTTAAAATTAATGTTAGTAATCGGGAACTCACTTGCTGAATCCCTTGAATAGTTAATCGGTGATAAACTATAAACCACTAAAGGTAATGTGACCTTCGTTGTAGTCCCTGGAAAGTATTCACGTTCGACAAATTCATAAAACATTTTATACTTACCTGTAGACAATGTTATAGCTGTTCGAAAGTCATTCGAGTCACCAACTAGCCTATTGTAGATTCCACTTTGTATAACATCAATTACCATTTACAGCCTTTTGTAATATTTTAAGAATTTCCATTCTGTGGTCATCGATAGCATCTTGTAATATTGGTCTAGGTTTTTGATTGTAGTATCTACCAAGAGAATCTTTGTCAACAAAACCGAATACATATCTTGCTAAATACACAACATTACCGCCTATCCTAAGAGATGCTTTAGAAGCCTTTCCTAGCGGTTCTCCAAATTCCGGTCTAGATTGGCTTTTATGAGTTGCATAGGATAAATTATCGGTCATGTTACCTGTCTTCTCTTTCGTTGCCGGTGAGTATCCTCTTTTTCTAAAGTTATCGGAAGCCCAAGAAACTACCTGAGAACCGATTACGTTAAAAGCATCTTCTAACCCCTTATCATCTAAGCGGTTAATATAACCTGATATGTCCCAATTACTTTTAGCCATTGAATTGACTCAGGTCATAAAATTTGTGAAATTGATTATATAGTCCAACTACTTCATACACTGCACCGGCTTCACCAAAATAACCTTCAGCGTCGATGACTCTATCAGTCTTGTTTAATGGAGTCTCAGTAAATAGTCTGGCGATTGCATTAGTGCCTATAATTCTATTCGCATTGACTTCATGGCTTTTCATCATTGCAATGAAACCTTTGAATGTTGTATCGCTCACACTTTCTGTGAACTGGCCTGATCCGGCATCAACTTTAGAAACCGTTCTCCTAGTTAAGGGTTTATGATAATCTGCTAGACTCATTTATATGGTTTTCTCCACTGATTGAACATTGACATTATTTCTAAATCGTCTTTGAATGTGACAGAATAACCACCAGGTAATGATTCGGATTTTACTAACTGCCCTTTCCCTTCGATAAATGATTTGATCAACATTGCAGTCTTTAATTTGATTTCTTCCGGGAACTTCACCCTTAATATCGTTATCGTATTATCAGCATCCTCTTGAACAAATGATTGATTAAAGTCTTCAACTATTTCCATCGAACCGGCTGCAACGCTTTTTAATTCATATACGCCATTATTATATTTCGAGTCCAAGATTTTGATATTACAACCACGATAAAACTCAGCATCAATAAAACCAGAATTTGAATCTGTGATAGTCCTAGTAAGAAATGATATTGTAGAAGCCGTTATATAAATATTCCAGTCAAGGAATGAGTTGTTGCAATAGTCAACGATCTGATTCTGCACAAACGGAATCAGCTTCTTTATTCTAGAATCATATTCATAAGAATACCCCAATATTGCATTGACTTCATCTACCGTAATTATCATTATCTATTCCCGGTTATTGCTTTAATGTTGCTAGTATCTGCAATATCTGCTTCAATCAAGAACTTATAATATTTCCAAGCTCTGAATTTATCTTCCGGTAATGGTACTGCATTAGATTGACTAGAATCAATTATTACTATATAGTCTGTCGAGTCAGCATTAACTATTGGATAATAAGTAGTCCCATCATAGCTGGTTTGGAAAGTAATGTATTCTGCCAAGCCCTGCGGAATGAATATACCGTGTAAGAACTGATTTCTACTCAAAGAAACAGATTCACTAACTGAATCTGCATAAAAATAAGCATCTTCATAAACCACCGTCTGTGAGTAACTAATTCCAACAATGAATAACAACATTAGTAATTTTTTCATTTCTTACTCTTTTTTTTAGATTTTTTCTTAACCGGTTTCTTTTTGACTTTATCTAGTGATTTTTCCGCGACTTTAGCTAGTTTCTCTATATCGTCTTCGGTCTTTTCGTCTTCTGTTTTGGGCGGCGGTGATGGTTTTCTGAAAGACTTTTTGATAGTATCTCTTTTCTCTTTCAGATTTGCTTCCCGCTTTTTCTCTGATTCAATTTGTTCTAACCGGTCTTTTTCTTCTTTCTCTTTTTTTGCTTCTAATTCTTCAGCCTTTTTCCCCTTGAGTTTTTCTAGTTCCTCAGCCTTCAGTTTCTTTTCTTTTGCTTTGTCTGAAAGCTCTTTTTCTTTTTCTTCACGTTGTTTCTTAAGAACAGTAAGGCGATCTATTAGATCATTGAATTGAATATCAGTTAATGACTTCAAATCATATTCTTGTGTAGTTACAAATTTTTCTAATAGATTCTGCCGATACTCAAGAGATTGAGTGATAGACTTATTGTTTTTTAATTTTGCCGCACGCCTAGCTTTAGAACAAGTTTTTTCATGTACTTTTATATATCGTTGTCTTATTGGTCTGAGGCAAAATTCACATCTAACAAATGCCATTGTTTATCCTCAAGCCGGAGTAACCCGGCTTAATTAAATTAATAAGGAAGTTGTAACGCCATTACGAACCCAGTAGTGCTCGCAGCAAATGATATCTCAATTACCCCATCCTGTTGTTTGAATCTATCGCTGTCGAGAATGAGAAATCTAACATCGTCTTGTGCCATTGTGATTTCATAATCCCCTTGACCGGCAGAATGATAACCACCTGCTGAAATAGTAAAAACCTTTGAACCGGCAAAAGTATTATTCAAAATAAGAACTAACTTGCCTTCTCTCGGATATTCTACTTCCATTGTTTTTGTCGCATCAATTGCAGTCCCTGCTGTTATAGGAAGATCTGCTGATACCGTATTTCTAGCTAAATCTGTTGCTGTTAAAGTTGTAACTGCCATTTTTTTATTCTCCTAATTTATGCCGCAGCCGTTACTACTGAATTTGGACTAAGCGGCTTATATATTATATACCATTTAATATTACCCGTTTGTGCAGCTGTAGAATCGAATTTCACAGTGCCAATTGGCAACAAAAATTCAGTATCCTGCACGGTCACAGGGTCAACTATTACCACCCCCGCTGTTACTGGGGTGAAGACACTTGTCGCTCCAACATTTCTATAAGAAGTACCGGCTGCATCTGTGTCAATAGCTACTGCGCCTGCATTCAAATCAACCGTTGCCGCCGGTTCATCAGTTGTGATTTGCAGTTTACCATTTGAAGCACCGCCGATTTCAGTTGTCACTATACCAACTATTTTCGCAACGACCGGACCACCTGTAACGGTGAACAAATCATCAGCGCCGGTTAAAACTGCACCATCCGATTTCTCAACACACCTTTCCGTGGCGTCAGCAATAGCCTTTATGTTTGCTATATCGGTGGAAACGTCTGTATCTGCCGGCGTTCCGATTTTGTCAACTTCAGTTTTAACATTTGTTATATCAGTTGCTAGATCGGTGTCTGTCGGCGTTCCTAACGTCGCCGGTATTGTAGTACCGGTATCTTCCAAAATAGAGGCTATTTCAGTATCGACCGCTGCTAGAATTGCTGCTATTTCAGTGTCGGTAGCTGCGGATATGGTGTTGATTTTTTTAACCAAACTCCTACTGCCCTTGATTCCCATTTAGCACCCCCTTAAGCTTCTGCTGTTTTATCGACATACGCCGTGCAAGTCATTTCAGGCCTTAACATCTTCGCACCAAATACATATAGACCAATTACTTCATCTTCAAATCGTTTGTCAGGATTATAGGCTCGTATCTTTGTAATAGCATCAACATAAGCAAAAGATTGACCGCGTACTCCGGCGATTATTCTTGTTTCGTCCCAAGTAGGAGCGCCAGTTGATGCACTTACGTTTTCGGATAACAGAATATCAAATCCCTGCACTCTATCTACCTTACCATTTGCGAACAATTCATCTGTAGAAGATTTCGAAGCAAGACCTGCTGTAATTAATTTATTGTGAAACCATTCAGGACAGATTATAAATCTTCCATCTTTTGGTACTCGTGCCATTTTTTCTTTAATATCTAAAAGGACATCTTCGACATTAAGAGAAGTTACATTCCACGGGGTTGTACCTGTTGAATAGCTCGTTAGTCCAGCTTGCGCATAAAGACCGCCCATATAAGTATCTGCCGTGTCCCTAAAACCATAAGCAGCATTATCAAGGGTTGACCTCATTATAGCTGGTTTCTGTTGCACTGCTTCCACGTCATTTGTCTTAAAACCAAACTCATAGGCTTGATCCGCGACCAGCTCGGTTGCAGCGTCGTCTAAATCTTGGATTGTTATGTCACTATCTTTAGAGTATGCGTTTATAGTTACATCACTAATCTGCATTATTTTTACTTTACCGTTGAGTTCCGTTACTTGCCCTTGATAACTCTGATTAGCGACAGATGCAAATACATGAATCTTTTTTAAGGATTCAATTAAGTTTGCAGACCAGATTGTTGGAATAAAATTTTGTATTGCCATTTTTTAAGTTCCTATTTTGTTTACCATTTTTCCATTGACTTATTGATTTTTTCAAGGTTCTGACTAACTTCGTCTTGAGTCATTTTCTCCGCTTGCTCACGTGTGATGAAATCACCGGTTGTATCTACTTCACCTTCATTATGTTCTTGACCGGCGATCACTTCTTTACCGATTAATCTAGATAATACGGGATTCTCTTTGAAGGGCTTGAATTGGGATTGGAATGATTCTTCTTTTATTTCGCCCTTTTCATCTGCTTCGAGTTTTTCCAAATCGAAATTTTTAGCTAGTGCATTTCTTGCAAGTGTATCTTCTACACCGCTATTAAGCAATAGCTCTTTAAGCGATAAGGCTTTCTTCAATTCAACTTCTTTCTGCACTGAAGTTTCCTTGTCTTTTTCACGAGCTTCTTTTTCTTCTTTGTACTGATTTTGAAGCTCGGTTATTTTGTTTGTTAATTCCTCGTTCCCTTCGGCTTGCTTCTTTAGAGTTTTCAAATCCTTTTCCTTTGCTTCCAATGTTCCTTCATAGGTTTTCAGTTGTCCCTCTAAATCGGCGACCTTAGTTTTAAGAGTATCAGTCATTTCGTTTACCCGATGCTTCGGAATTGGTTCTTTATCCTTTTCTTTTTCATCTTCTTTGTTCCAAATGTAAACTACACGACTTCCTATTTTCCCTTCTATTTCAGGTGTGTAAAGATCACCTAGCAATTCTTTAAGTTGACTCATTTTTGTTTCCTTTATTTTGTTGTTTTCTGTTTACGCTTTTTGCCGGGTTCGTCCCGTTATAACAGTCTTTCGTTTGCTCCACGAAATACTAAAGAGGATATTAAAAAAGGCGGACTCGAAAAGAGATGTTATCTCAATTCAAATCCGCCTTCGTTTTTCGATCAGCGAAAATTTAGTTAGTTGTTGCTAACTCGTTTTTGTTTTGTAAGAACTGTATTAGTTATTTATAAAGCCCATAAATGTATCAAAACGTAAAGCCTTCTTGATTGAATCCCATAAACTTTTTCTTGCTAGTTCTAATTTGTAAAGCTGATAGCCCAATGTGTTTAACATACCTAATCTTGAGGATTCATCTAGTTCATCAAACTTTGGAGCGCCTTCAAAATAAACACATTCATAATAAAACTTCTCTAAAATTTTAATTTCTTTTTCGTCTGATTTCCCTTCTATCTTCCAAGAAGTAATTTCAAATTCATTACCATCTTTGTCTGTGAATGTTCCGTTATTGCCTTTAGCTGTCATAATTTATACTCTTTACTCGTACATTAAACCGAACTCTATTTAAAAGAACTGTGTCTAGTAATATACCGTTTTGAAAGGTTATCTCTACATGCCCATTACCAGACCTTGGGATCAAATTAAGCATTTCAAGCGATTTAATCAAGTGTCCGATTGAATCTTTTTCATCTTTTATATATTTTACTTGGCTTTGCATTTTTCTGATTTCTCTTTAAGATTATCCCATTGCTCTGGTTGTTACTAAATCAACGGTTTCATAATCGGCATCAATTGTCCAAGTATCTGCCCCGTATATCCTCAACGTTGTTCTCCCATCTTCTTTTGATGGGTCATAGGTATGAGATATTTCTATCTTACGTCCTTCTATTTTTTTTGATTTTATTCTCTGGAACAAATCATAAAGCGATTCTGAAAAAACCTTTTCATTATCACTCATTATATCCACACCAGATAATTTTATTAAACTTTGATATTGGTCTTCACTTATTATTCTGCAATCTGTAACTGGTGATTCTCCATTAATCTTTACTCTGTTATCACCTTTTCTTATTTGTATCGGTTCAATAAATGATTTCATCTACCACTCCTATAAACTGTTTTCCCATTCATTGTAGCTCATACTTTGTAATTCCGGGTCTGGCGTTACGTTGTCTAGTCCCTCAATCTCAGATTCCGTACTGCAAAAACAGAAAATATCATGCTTCGCAACTCCGGTTAATCCCGGTGCTTCGGTTGTCGTTCCATCCGGTAAAGTAAAGACTCCGTTTTCGTCGGCTCTCTTACCATCCATGCTAACGTGATCAGTTCTCGGCTCTTTACCTTGTGGATTGTGCTTCCAAACCTTATACATATCAATTCCAAGTCTACCGGCAGAATCTTGCGCTTTCTTAATCGATTCTAATCTGCCCTTTGAATTAGCCTTGTGCATCTCAGTATAAGTTACTCTTTTTGCACGACCGGCTGTTATATCAAATCTTTCCTTAATAGCTTTACTTATCTGCGGATATGATTTCCCTTGTGTAAGACCTGCGACTACTTCCTGTCTTGCATTTTGACGGAGTGTATTTTCCAATTCGAACTTTAGATCAGTGTATAATACATTATTGTGTTTCTTTAATAAGTCCGCCCACATCGTATCCTCAGCGGCGAACCTCACGGCTTCATCAGATAGGAGTGAAAAGCCTAAATTCACGCCTGTACCTACTTCTACAGAATAAGCAGTAGCATAATATGAGCCTTTGTAAAACTTTTTTATATCCGATGTAGTTGTATTGATTATAACTCCGCTTAATTTGCCTATTGCTTTTGCTAATTCCTTTTCAATGTTTATAAGCCGGTCATATTTCCTTAACTCTGTAATCGTTGGTGTGCCAAACTTCTCATACATATTAGCAATTATTAATCTTACTTCGTCAAGTGATCTTTTATATGCACCCAATAATTTATTTTCATAAGATCGGTAATCTCTGAAGAACTTCTTATCGTATTTCTTAAGCAGATCATTGACTTTCTTCATCTATTTCCTCAACACCGTCAAGATCAACATTATCTTCCGACCTTTCTCTATCGATACGTCTTAATTCTTCTTCAGCGTCATCAATCATTGGATGTTTTTCAAGATAAGTTTGGTTAGACATCCTCGAAGAATTCAATGCGTTTATAGTTTCAATATCATTCTGTATTCTGGATTTATTGAACGATAGGACTACAGACTCCGGGTCATAGTCTTTATTCTTCTTTCTGTTGTAGTATTTTATATAATACCAAATCAATTCTTTTATAGCAGGTTTGGCATAATTAATTAACCTATTCGCCTTTCGGTCAAGCGGTGCATTCAGTACGTTAAGAGCTACCCCGGTAGGGTTGTTTCCTAGTTTATCAATGTCTAGCTTCGGGGATTCCAGAAAGTGGAAGATTTCTCTTTTCGTTATTTCCAAAAACTTCAATTTAGCTTCGACCGGTATTTCCGCTTCTAGAGTATCTACCGCTCCGTCTCTTTCGACGGAAATTACTTTATGAGTTTTTACGTTCTTTAGAAATATCGCTAGTTCACTAAGTTCTTTATTTGCTTCACTTGTGAGCGCTTGGTATCCTTTGACTATATACACCAACTCTTGGAAATCTTCAAGATCATTTATCCACCCTGATTTCACTTTATCATAAGCATCAATCATTCCCTTAGCTCTTTGTAAATCTGTTCTAAACCCGGCGTTGTTAGGCAACACGATGAAAGGTACGCGACCCCATCCATGTTGCTCTTTCTTCTCCGGAGACCTATCATTAAATGTATGATAATGACCGACTGGATTTACTTCGTAATTGTAATCGAGAATATATCTTCCATCTTCTACTTGGATGTAATACTTGACATCCTTATCAGTCCACCATTCGGCTTTATACAACCATTGCTTGTCTCCTGTCTTTTCATTTATATGTTCATATTGATAGTATCTGAGAACGTACTTTAGTCTGTCCTGGTATTGGGTATCATAAATCAAACACACTTGTTCAGCTGGAACGATTGTAAACCGGAAATCTCCATTTGGGTCGATATATGGATGCATAGTCTCAAAACCCTTTTGAGGCGCACCTAAAGCCCAATTGTAAATCTTATTATGAAAATTATCAGTAATCATATCTTGTAATACGTTCTGGAACTCTTGCGATTTTTTCAGTTTTTTATTTTCCTCAGCGGTTGGCTTATCTGGGTCTATCATCGGTGGCTCTTTCGATGCTACATTTATAGGCTTAGATAAGATATAATCAATTTCTTCATCAACTGCATAAGCAAAGAAAGGATGAGATACTCTATTGTTAGCCTTGGTTCTGTCTTCCGTTTTCCTACCCTCTACATAATAATAATGCACGTGGTCTAATATATCATGTCTAGCATTATAATATTTTATCCCCTCTCGCATTCTAGCTTTTTGACTAGATTGGACATCTGATTTTATTAAGTCCGATAATCTGTTAGAGTCAAGGTTAACCCTATCAGCTAATATTTTCCGGTTAATGAGTTCGGTTACTGTGTAGTACATTATTTACTCCCCGTGTATCAATAGTTCTTTTACCCTAGAAACTTTTTTTTGCATTAACTCTATTTGTTCGGCTAAAACTTTTACTTTGTGATCTGAGTTTACTTTCTCGTTTATGAACTCTGATAATGTTACTTCAATTCTTTTGTTTTCTAGGCTGTCTAGTAAATTCATCAATCTCATCCATAATTCCATAGGCAGGTCTATTTTAAGCCGTGATTTTCCCGACTCTTTATTCCCTTCGGCAGTCTTTTTTATTATCGATTCTAGATAATCAATATACCTATCTTGTGCCCTGCTATATTGTTTTGTATCATTGAGTACATCCTCTATACCGCACGCAATCCCAACAGAGTTTATGTAATCTATATGTCTAGGTCTTCTTTCCATCTTGTCCTCTCGATTAATATTAATGGTTTCATCAATTGCAGCTCCTAACAAACCCCTATTATTTAGTAGTGTTTCATTTTTGAAACCTCTTGCTAACAAATTACATTTTACTTTTTCTTCTAAAGTTATTTTTGGCACACTCTTACTATCTTCTCCATCTTCAGAGAGATTCATCGCTGGTCTACAATTTTCAATTCTATAAAATACCTTTAAGGCTTTCTCAAATTGTAGTCTGTCCATTTTTTTATTTTTAGTAGCAAACCGATAAAACAGATCATCTATTACTTCTGATTCAATCTTCATCACTCACCTTTGTTGAATTTAGTTTCTAATATTCTTTGAATACATTTTGCTGTTTCTGAATCACCTATAACCGGATGGATGTTTACATCGACATTTTCAAGCTCTAAGTCTATCAATTTGTAAGCCCATATTTTTAATTCAATCATTGGTGGCTTGCCTACACCAAAACTTAAATTTACATCTATTAACGGTAACTCTTTACCATCAATTAAAACTTTAGGAAATGCTTTCCCCTGTCCTTTTATTATTACTTTACATCCACTCATTTATAAATACCTCTCAATCTATCTAAATCACCGACACCACGCCAACAGATTAATATTTCTTTAGCTTCTGATTCTTCCCAATCCCAAAAATCGATTTCAGTCCCATCCGGCTTAACAAAATGTGAAATATAATCTAGTTCCTCACAATCATAAAAGAAATAAACCGTCCATCCTTCCTCTGTCTTTATCGGCATATCAGAACACCAATAAGGTGAATCGCTAGGTAATATTTCGGGAGGGTTAGCTTTTTCCGCTATTTCCAATAGACTAAACCTTTTGGAGCTTTCATTTTTTTTATTCTCCTGCAAATATAAAACTATATCGATACAACAAATCGGTGAATTATTTCATTATACTCTTGCTTTGTTAAAAACATTTCATTACCCCACCGTTGTTTTGAAAAATCTGATCGTGCTTCTCTCCATGTCACGTTCGCAAGCATACCTAACCATGTCGCAAGCGTCGTTCTCTATATCTTCTAATGCACTTTTGATATTTCCATCTTTATCGACTTTGTAATCTATGTTTTCAAATTGCCTAGCAATGTTCGGACATCTATTATGGTCAATAACCAATTCATCAAGATCGTTTAACCACTTCTCACCGTATTCCACCGAACCCGGTCCCTTAACAGCACCGGTAATTCTGATACTATAATCTTTCAAATCGTCTATCGATTTAGGCTCGGCACTGTCTGCTATTATTTCGTCATTATGATATTCTTTTTTCTTTATTTCCTCAGCCATGTATTTGTTACTCAGTTGTATGCCAAATATTTCATCAAAAATATAAAGTTTGTTTCGAGTTTTGTCTAAGTGCATTCGTCCGAAACAAGCAGGATGTGCAGCATAACCCCAATCAAGCCCTTGGCGTATATTGTCAAATGATTTTATTTCTTCGTCTGTGATGTCCCTAAAAACTAAATTATCAAATGGAATGATTCCGCCACCTATAGGCTCACCTAACCATACCCATCGATATTTATGCTGATTTGTTTCCTTAATCATATTTATTTCTTGTAGTGTCTGAGATGACAAGAAATGATTTGTTCTGTAATCGGAGTGATGTATATAAGTGTTATCAGGTATAAATTGAGTTTCGTATTTCTTATTAACCCAATGCTGTTTTCGTTTCGGTGGGTTGTATGAAAAGAAAAACTTGTAAGATAAATTACCCGGTAGTTCCGCCCTCAAAACAGAATCGATTATTGTCGAAACTTCATCCTCGGTTCTGAACTCAGTTAACTCCTCTATCCAAACTACTGATATTGGATACTTTGATACTTTGATTGATTTTATTTTTTGTGAGTCGTCCGCACCCCTAAAGATTATCATATTACCACGACCTTTGTATGTTATTCTCAAAGGATTTTTATTGAATATGAATTGGTCTTCTATATCAAGTAATAGCGCAGCTTCTTTCAACTGTTCGTAAACTGACTCCTGAAGGGTCGTTGCTACTTTTCGTATTGCTAAAATTGTAATAGGAAACTGTATAAGTAATAACAGACAAGCTATTGATATTGTTGTTGACTTCGAACTATTACGTCCGCCCTTTGCAACAAAGAATGTTTTTTTTAGTCCTGCATATACACCGTCTCTTACAACTTTCCAGAAGTCATAAAATGAAGGTAATATAACTTTTGACAGCTCTGTCATTTAATGTCGTCTTTGATTATTTTCACACCGCCGGAATGCTCGATGTCCTGTTTGTCTCTCCAGCCACGTCTATTTTTTAACCAGATAAAAGCAGCAGCCGTATCCGGAGGTATGAACTTTTTGGTCTTCCTTATTGACTTGGGTTTAAGACCGCCTTCACCATCGCTTGTTCCTTCTTGTTGTATTTCTTCATAGTCTATCCCTATTGCTCTTTTATATAATGATTGCTCAACTTTAAGGTCGGCTTCAAGCTTCCCGTTTTTTAGGACTGACAGAAACTTTGGGTCATCTTTTTTCCATCGGTTGATTGTCCTTTCCGATACGTTTAATATTGCAGCTAATTCGTCATCAGTTAGTCCATGCAATGCTAGTTTTTCAATCACCGCCAAATCAAAGTGTTTTTCTTCAATCCTTTTTTCAACAGGTTTAGGGGGTCTTCCCCCCTTGTTCTTCTCTACCGGCTTTCTCTTTATTTTTTTTCCTTCACCCATTAGCTTGCCAAGTTACATTTCTTTTCAAAGTTTCGTCTAACTTTTTCTTTTTCATTTACAACACCTTTAAGTAGTCCCTCTGGATTTTACATAGCAGTCCATATTGCAGAAATGTTTCTCGTTTGCCAAATATTCACGTTCTCTTTTGCTTGTCTTATTGCCGCAATAATCGCACAAAAACTCTACCCACAATCCCCTATTAGAGTCCCCTATCTTCTTTTTTGTTGCTTCTGATATTTTGTGCCCAGTTATTTTTTTTCTGTCAATTTTAGTGTGTCCGTGCTTTACGTTCTGCGAACTACTAACCCATTCCAAATTGTTTTTGTTGTTGTTGGTTCTATCAAAGTCTTTGTGGTTTATCTGTGGTTTGTCCCCCGGGTTTGGGATAAACATTAAGCCAACCAACCTGTGAATATAATACTTCTTTTTAACCCCGTTCATAAATAGTGATATAGTGGGATAACCAATATCCCCGAAATAGGGCTTTAGTATAACGTCACCAGGAACGTATCTTCTACCCCCACGCATTATTACTCTGCTCAAAGATTTTACTCTGCCTTTGTCCGACACCTCATAAAGCCCGGTGTAGTCTGTGGTTTTTGTTACTATTGGTTTGAATATCTCGGTTGGTTGTTTCATAACATTTTCCCCTATGTTATTTCTCAAAAAGTTGTTAGTGAAAGCAAGGTGAGAATTTCCTCGCTTGTCATCCAAGTTAGCTAAACCCGAACTATTCACTAACATTAGAATAACTATATCGCCGGTAATATAAAAGATTTTTTTTCTCAATACTTACGTCCACACTCTTTGATGACCAGCTATAATTTTATTCTCGGTATGCCATTCGATAGGTTTGCTCATTTACTTTTCGGATTGATTTGTAGACAGGACAAAATATTGCTCCAAATTTAATATATCACGATACAATATACTTAACTCGGTATTTATAAGCAATAGATAATATCTTTATTTTTCACTTGTACTTTTTGAGTAATATACATATATTTGTACTTAAAAAGGATGTTGACATGACGGGACAGGAAGCAAAACAAATTAGACTTGATCTTGGATACACACAGTTGAAAATGGCACAAACTCTCGGCTATGCACATAGGCAGCGTATTATTGAGATTGAGAAGGGTATCAGGGAGATCAACCCCAGGATTCAGAAACTTTTCCAACTAGCAAAAGAAAGAAAAATATAGTATTTGCGTTTTTTTACTTTTCTTAATATTTTACTTGACAATGTACTCAAAAAGGACTATATTAGTATTAGAAATTATGATTGACTTTAACAAAGGGGAAAGTGATGAAAGCAACAAAAAAAATGATAACCGAAGTAACAAGAATAGCACAAGAAAAAAACGTTGATGTTAATGAAGCATTGAGTACCCTTTCTCTTTGTAGTTTAAGCATCTATAAAGCAATTGGCGCTGAAGGCGTTGTTAAAAGTGCAAAACCAAGAATTCAACCACAACAAAAAATTACGAGAGAAACTGATAAAGCTGTTTTATTTGAGATGACCTCACCAAAATACAATCACGTAATTGAAGATTATCCTGTTATTACTTTTTGGTGTCCTAAATCAATTTTAGTTGATGGCAGAGCACCAGAATGGAAAATTAATCAAGAAGTTCACTAAAAAAACGGAGTTGAAAATGAAAACTTACAAAGTGCTTTACAACGGAAACTCAACGCGCTTCAATAATTTTGAATATGAAATTGATGCTAATTCAGAAAGAGAAGCAGTTGAAAAAGTATTTCAAGTATATCTTGACGATAATTACTTCCCACAAAATGATGGCTCAATCAAAGATTGCGACGGCGATATTTTAGCCGAAGCAAATGACAATGTCATTAATTATGACGGTGGATATTTTTACGCTGAGGTATTCAATGAAAATTAAAGAAATCAGAAACCGGCTCGGGCTCACACAGTCCGAGCTTGCTTCAATACTCGGGCTTTCTGGTCATACTCGAATAGTTGAGTATGAGAACGGAACTCGAAATCCTTCGATGTCAATTAAGTTGCTATTGTTTTTTTTGGATAAGAAAATTTTAACACCTCAAAAACTAAAGGACGCAAAGCGGCGGCTCACTACCTAACCAAGCAATCAACCAGACCGCTCTGAGTTGTTGGATATTGTGAAAATTGTGGCGGAGATTATTAATTAAATGATAACTAAACAAGGGAGCAGTGAAATGGCTTATATGAACCAAGAAAACAAAAAAGAGAAATTGCCTTTACTGAAAGAACTATTCAAGAATTACGGAGTTAAGGCAACCGTGTCCGTGAAACATCATTCAACTTTTGAAGCAAAATAGCAATATATGAGGTATAAGATGGAAAAAATAAAACACTATCATTTTACGGATAAAGATCAAATGATGCACCTGAATGTCCGTGCCCACGAGTACGCAGAAGCAGCAGAATGGATAAAAAAAGAGTTCAAAGGTGAAATAAAAATGAACGAGCTATTTTTAATAGGTATTTCAACAAATTATGAAGAATACAAAAAATTTAACGTCTGTAAAACAGCGGGGGCAAAATGATATATTACAAATGGTTTTATGAACCGATCTATAAAATCAATTACTATTTTGTGGTCTGCAAAAAACAAGAGGGCTTTACGTCTACTGTGAAAAAACATTACGGAACTGATATTGACCATATTGATGGCGCTTACGGTAAATCGGGTCTATTAATTTCCGATGAAGGGAAAGCGATTTCGTTCGTTTGGGTAAGGACAAGAACATCTTACGCTCATTTTGCACACGAGCTAATTCACATTCTCATAAATTTATTCGATCACATAAACCATCCTCTTAATCCTAATAACGACGAACCGGTTGCTTATTTAGCAGAATATTTAACAGATCAATTTATTGATAAAAACGGATGGAAAAAATTAAAGAGAGGTAAGAAATGAAACCTAGATTAAAAAACGTGCACCATTTCCCCAACGACAATCCAACCACAGTGAAAGAGCTAATTGAATATTTGAAAACTGTGGATGAAAATGCTTACGTCAGACTTAACGTAATGGATGTTGAGAGCGTAAACGAAACTGAAACAGATTTGCTTTTTGCGAATGATAGCAATGTCGGCAAAACTAAATTTATAGTGTTAAACGGGTGAACTTAAAAAGAGAGGTAAGAAATGAAATGTCGATTTACTCAAAAACAGCTAAAAGAAAGGAAGAACAAATGAAAATTAACTCAAACGTTTTAGAGATATTAAACAACTCTAGATTAAAAGACAACGTTCTTTATCTCCCTCCACAACAGCTTGAAAGGAAGTTGTATGTTGAGGTTAACAAGGTACTTGAAATATTGGGTGGGAAATGGGACAGGAAAATTAGGGGGCACAAGTTTGATGAGGATGTTGAAGAATTGCTTAACAAGGCAATAAACTATGGTGAAATAATAGACCATAAAAAAGAGTTGCAATATTTTCCAACTCCCCTAAACATAGTTAAACAACTGATTGAACTAGCCGAAATTGAACCGAACAACTGGGTATTAGAGCCGAGCGCAGGCGAAGGAGCAATACTGAAGGAATTGAGAAAGTTTGCAGAGCGCTCTTATTATGTTGAGATAAATGAAAAGTTTTGGAGCAAATTGGACGAGATAACGCCTTATGCATTGAGGGGTGATTTTCTTGAGAAACAACCAATAGATTTGATGGATAGAGTTGTAATGAATCCTCCGTTCTCAAAACAACAGGACATAGACCACATATTACACGCCTATTCATATCTAAAGCCGGGCGCAATATTAGTTAGCATAGTTTCTGAATCGCCATTTTTTAGGATTAATAACAAATCAATACAATTCCGGGAATGGTTAGATAAAAACGATGCGGAAATAATTGAACTTGAGCCGGGTGCATTTAAGGAAAGCGGAACAATGGTAAAAACTAGGATTATTAAAATACGCAAGCCACACTTAAAGAGAAAACCTTAACCCTCCCTCCCCTCCTGGGGACTTGAACTACAATGAAGCGGGCGATTTTTGAAGCGGGTCGCCTGCTTTCTATATTGGCCAGTTTTTTATAGTAAAGAACAAAAAAGTACTAAAAACCTTGGAAATGTGGTTATTTTGCTCGGCCAATTGGCAACCTAAATTATTGTTAAAGTCAAGTCCGGGACAAATGTTGTCTTATTTTTATTTCTGCTTGACATTTTAATTATAATTTTATATTTTGTTTTGCATAACTTCACCAAAGGAATAAAATGAAAGACATATCACCAAAAAAACTAAAACAAATCTACTTAAACAACTCGGTTGAAAAAGCATGTGAGATATTAGACCTTTCGCCGGTTACACTTTTGAAATATGTTAAACAAGCCGGGATTAAACCAAAGGGTAAGGGCAATAGAAACCCCAAGTCTAAATTGAGAATAAACTTTGAGGACTGATATGGGAAACGAGATGAGCATAAATGATGCCCTTGATATAATCGCCGCCACAAAACTATTAGCAAAAACATTTGGGGAAGATCATCAAGCTTTTCTATCATCGCTTTGCATCTTTTGGGAAGATAGAAGAACGATATTAAACGAAGCAATTATAAAAACAAACAATTTCAAAAAAGCAGACATTGTAGAACGTGGCAAAATGCTAGGTATAACAGTACATCCATACGAACCTAACGATCAAGAGGCAACTTGTGGCAACTCATAAATTAAGATCAGTTAATACCCATTTCTGGGATGATGGTTATATAATAAACCTTGACCCAATTGAGAAATTGTTATTTCTATATTTTTTAACAAACCCACTTACTAACCTTGCCGGAATTTATGAAATCTCTATTAGAAGAATTGCTTTCGATACAGGTATCGACAAAGAGATGGTTCTAAAAATCATTAAACGGTTTGAGAAGGACAAGAAAGCATATTATTTCGAAGGGTTTATTTATCTTCCCAACTTTCAAAAAAATCAAAGATTAACTTCTACAATGTTAAAGAATGTAGAGAAAACTATACAGGATTTACCGGAAAGTGTAAAGAAATTTTACTCTCAAACACACGGATGCCCTATCGATACCCTATCGATACCCTATCGAGAAGAAGAAGTAGAAGAAGAAATAGAAGAAGAAGTAGAAGAAGAAGATAAAGAGAAAAAGAATATACCCACTTACGAAGAATTTGAAGAATATGCGAAGACACTTTCAATATGGAATGATTCTTTTGAATTTCAATTACAGGCTAAATACGAATCTTGGATTGAGAACAAATGGAAAGACGGTAATGGTAAAAAAATTAAGAATTGGAAAACTAAACTAAAAAACACAATGCCTTATTTCAGGAAAAATGGTTCGTTTAATAAATTTCAAGACAATTTACCGGCTAGACTAGATTCTAGCGAAATGAAAGAATTGCTCTCAACTACATCAGACAAATATAAAATACAGGCTCAATATGACTATGACCACCCATCAGGAACGTACACACTTAAACGAGGAAGAACTTAAAGTAATAGGTGCAATTATCTTAGATAATGAATCTATTGCCGAAGTTGTAAACGAGTTGCTACCCGAATATTTTGAGGATGCAAGGTTAGGTGAGCTATACAGAATATCAATTGATTTGTTTTCGGAAAACCAGCCCATTGACAATATTAGTTTAACGAGAGCGATACAAAAAAGCACAATAGATATTGACCCTTTGCTGATTGCCAAAGCAACGATCGACATAATGTCTTCCGCTCTTGTAAAATCACACGCAAAAACAATTATTGAAAAATGGATTGAAAGGACATTGTTAGGTTTGTCGGATTCGATTAGGGAAGAAATAAGACAAAAGCATTCGCATTCGGAGATACTGGAAAACACTTATGCGAAAATATTTAGCTTATCTGAAATAGGGAAACGTAAAAGTGGGAGTGAAATCGCTCAAGTATCACAAAAAGTATTGCCGCAGTTAGAAGCAATAATGAAAGGCTATGTTAGTAATATTGCAATTAAAACCGGTTATTTTGATTTAGATGAAAAGATAATTGGATTAAGAAGATCAGACCTAATAATTATTGCGGGCAGACCATCACAAGGGAAAACAGCCTTTGCGCTTAATTTAATGAAAAATATTACTAAGGAAAATTGGGCGGCTATATTTAGCCTTGAAATGAGTGATGAATCCCTTTATATTCGTTTACTCTCAGGCGAGAGCAATAATACATATAACGCAATAATGACCGGCCATATCCACGACAAAAATAATCTGTCAAGGTCAATCCACAAAATAAATAAACATAAAATTTACATTGATGATACTCCGGCTTTAACGTCATTAGAGATGCAAACACGAGCAAGAAAATTAAAAAGGAAATATGACATTAAGGCTTTGTTTGTTGACTATATACAGTTGGCACACGGCAAGGGTTATAACCGTGAGCAAGAAATATCCAACATAACACAAACGCTTAAATCTATTGCCAAAGAATTAGATGTTCCTGTTGTTGCACTTTCTCAACTCAATAGATCAGTTGAAATGAGGGATGGGAAAAAACCGCAATTAAGCGATCTTCGAGAATCGGGTGCAATTGAGCAGGAAGCAGACTTAGTTTTGTTTATGTACCGCCCAGAAGTCTATGGACTCCAGATTATTGACAACGATAAGTCAACGGAAAATTTAGCACAAATAATTATAGGCAAACAGCGCAACGGGGTAATTGGTACTGTTGATTTGGTTTTTGATAAAAACACAATGGTTTTCAAAAATATGGCGAAAGATGATGTCCAAGAAAAATTATCCATTTGAGGAAATAATAGAGCAAACAAAAAACGAAACGGATGAAAACTCCTGTGAAAATCTATACTATGCAGTTGGATATAAAAAAGGGATTAGTGACAGCAGAACCTACGAACAATTTATAAATAATCTGGGCGAGCACTTTGGCAAAGATTATGCACGTTCATATACTGAAGGCTGGATTGATGGTCAACAGAACAGACCGGTAGACACTTATAAATATGAAGGATTATAAATCAAATTGCTTTGGAGTAAAAATGAAAAGAACATTAACAATAGACACAGCAAATGAAAACGGGCATAGATTCGGTTTTAATGCTATAACCGAAATCGAAGAAGATTTTGATTTAATGGACAAAATCAAGCAAGCCCTTAGCAGTCAGCCCGAACCTCCAGCTATGCAGAAAACGGCGGAAGGATTAGAACTTCTTACTACGAACGATTTAGACAGTAGTCAGCTTATAAGGTTAGCAAATTATAAGCTTAGCCAAATGAAAGGGAAGGACTATGATGGAAGAAGTTACCTAAACGGGTTTAGTGATGGGTATGCTAGTCGCCCAGGGAATAACATAGTGGAGAAAACCCGCAAAAAGTCGCCTATAATAGGAGTCCAAAAAGGTATTGAAGGTTATCAAGCTTATTTCACGATAGGCAATCAAACTTTCCATTTAGACGAATGCGTTGAAGAGACAGAAACCGAATCCCTTGAATTGGCAAGGTGGTTTGAGCGACAATTAAAAATAGCTTTTGATAAACTAAGGATAGACAAATGAAAAGCGACGAAGTTATCACGCTTCTTAAACACGGGCAGAACAAAATAATCATTGAGGGTTGTGAATGAACTATTACTTTAACCCAAAGGAAGATTTGAAATTCAGGCGACAACCGCAGGACGACTATGAAAGGTTTGTCGAAAGATTAAAGATACTAATTAAAGCTCGTGGATTAAACTACAAAACAACATCCGAATTATTAGGAATAACACCTCAATTATTTTCTCAATACATCAACAACAGCCGGAGAATGGGATGGGGCGTAATAAACAAACTAGCCAAACAAGGCTTTAGTTTAGACTATCTTTTCAACATTCAAAGCGAAGAAATGAAAAATAATTAATTTTTTGCTTGACACAGTATATAATATTTTATAACTTGTTATAAGAAACAAGAGGGTTTATGGAAAAGAAAAAAAAATATACTACAATTAGAATTAGTGTTAATCTTGCAGACAAAATACGATCAACCGCAAAGAAAGAGGGCAGAAGGGTTGAGTTTATAGCTAAAAGACTCATAGAACAAGGGTTAAAAATTGAAAAATAATGTATCGAGCATAATTAGATTGTGTACATAAAAAAAAACAACTTACAAGAGAGGGAATATGTCTACAAGCGTAAAAATAATGTTGAGTTACGATTACTGTCATTTTGAAGTTTGTAAATCTACAGATGAAGAATTGACAAACAACCAAACAAATGAACTGCGCAAGGATGTGCAGCGACTTGCTGATGAAGCTGTTAGGCAATATAAGGTTGCTAAAAATCAGGCTGCCAGACGGCAGGAATCTGAATATAAAATGTCAAATAAGGCGGGGTTGTGACAAATGGAAAACACACAAAAAATAAAAAAGCTTAATGATTGTGCAAAATCGATAATAAAGGGTATGGTTGCCTACGACGAACAAAAAAAGAGAAGCGATTGTGATAAATTTTGGATGGGTTTTAATAAGGACGACAGATTTTCTGCACACAAAGGAATATTGGTTAGGGTTGATAGTTGGTTAGGTTATTACGGAAGTAGTAGTTGTTCGACCGTGCTTCACCTTGATAATAATGTTTTCGAAGAACATTTTTTGAAAGTATTAAACAGAAGATTCAGAGAGCTAATGGAGGAAACTGCTGAGAGTATTGAAAAGGAAGCTAAAACATATAAAGAAAACGCATTAAAAGAACTTAAAAAGAAATTAGAAGAGGTAGAACGGCTATGAAATATTTCCAATTAACTAACCCAAGTAAATTAGATTTTGCGGAAAGCATAGCCTCGGTGATCAATCAAGATTATCCAGAGATTGCAACCATAAGAGAGCACAAAGGCGGGTATATCGTATTGGTCGATTTGAACTATTATGAATCTTGCAAGCGATATGTTGCCAGACATTGCAAGATAAGAGAGGAGAACAGAAAATGAATGTAACAGAGAAAGAAACACTTCCAATTAGCAAAGAAACAACAGATAAGATTTATGAGCAATACACCCAAAATAATACCGCAATGGACAGAAACAGATTTTGGCAGGCGGTTAATCATCTTAGAGCTGACTACCAGAAAAAGACATTCGAAAACAAAGAAATTCAATGTAGCATTTTAGAGCAAACGAAAGAACTTGAAGGGCTTTTGAACGAAAGAATTGCTGAGTTATATGATTTAAGAGGGGCGATGGAAGGACAATTTTTGCAAGGCGCAAGACATACATTTTGCTATTATAGAGACTTCGTTTGGAAGATAAGTAATTTGGCTAAGAAATTAAAATAAACATCGGGTGCGCAAAAAGTGACCTCCAGAATGGCTTCTGTTAGTTTCTTTGCCCTCAGGCGCACCCTTAAATAAGGAGGAATTATGAAAACAATCGTGAAAGATGTAGAATTTGAAAGGGACTCATTACAAGAGTTTATGAATGCTAACTATAAAGTGACCGAGAATGGCAACTATGCCATTCAGTCAATAAAATTTGTAAACGGAAGCGAGTTCACAATGTTTGAACTGAGTGACATACTCGGTGAATTAAACGGCGGCGCAATGAAGGTATCACTGTGACCGATTCTTTGATAATTCGGTTGTCCGCATAACGATCAACAAGGTGCGTGAAGCCTTAAAAAGCTTGTTGGTAAGGATTACCTCTAATTATTGGCGACTTACCCGCTTGTTATGCGGCAATTTAATTTTACTCTATATCCGGTTGAAAAAATAGGGAGTATGAAATGAAGCATACTCCCTTAAATAAGGAGAGGATATGTTTGGAAGTTTGTTTGGTACACAGCCTAAGAAAAATTGGTGGCAAAGTGGTGCGGGTGGTAGTTCTGATAATAAAGGGAGAGAGCGGCATCAGAAAAAGATGATAAAAAAACGCAGGCGCAGAAATCAGATTGCGAAGTTATCGAGAAGAATCAATAGGAAGAGATAATGCCTAATTCGTTTTGGAATGCTCTGGTTGTATGGTTATCGCTTCTCTTCGTGGTTGTTATTATGTGGATACCGTTTAAGAAGATGCTCAAAGGAATAAAAGAAATATACCGAGAAATAAGGGGAATAAAAATAAAATGACTTACATTATAGCAGGATGGGCGGTATTTGTGGCTGCCCTTCTATACGCAAACTATAAAGCAGAAAAACTTAATAGTCGGCACGATAAAATTTTTAATGAAAGATCAGGGGAAGAAAAATGAGTTTTGACAGATATAACGAACTCCGTTGGGAAGAAATACAGCGAATGGAATTTGATGAAAAGTTGAAAATGATAGAGAAGGATTTGACCGACCCAGAAACGTTGATCGGATGGTCTTTATTTAATGCAATTAAAGATTTTGATATACCGGCAGATGCGGAGTTAGTTGATAAACTGGATTACTTAACGAAAGAACAATTTGCAGAATTAAAAGAAGAAATTGACGATTACATTTACAGTTTTGAGAAGGTGGAAGTATGAGTAATAAAAGCGATTTGACAAACGAAAAATTAGACTTGGCAAGAAAAGATATTCTTGATGTTATGGAAACGCTAAGAAAGTCTCCGGCGATCATTGATGTTGTTTGGATGGATGAAGATTCTGCCATGCACGAAACCGCATTTGAGAGACTTTGGAATATATTCTTAACACTTCAGGGTGATGAAAATAAATTGTTCGAAAGATTTCCTGATTTAAAATCAAAAGCTCCCGATTCAGGGGAATGAACCGAGAGCAAATAATGTAAATCAATGACGGAGGTAATATAAAAAATGGACGGAACAGAAACAACATTAAAAGAAGCGATCAAAAACATTCATAACAGCCTTAACGAACTGGATGATTCGCTTCGAAAATATTCAAGGCTTCATATTGAACAATCCGAAAGGGTGAGCGGAGAAATAGAAGAATCAGAAGAAAGATTAAAAGAAATTATAAAAAACGACAAAACAGTATGGGAGATGTAAATCAATGACACACTTTCAAGAACAGAGAAAAGAAATGTTGGTGGAAAGATTCAAAGATGATCTTTCCGACATTGACACATCCTTGGGTAATGCGTTATATAAGAACGCTAGAGATTATAATCCGTCTATTAAAACCGGATCGCTAGTTGAAGAAAAGATTAATTCTTTGCCAGAAGCACAGCAAAAGGAATTACTTGAAATGCTAGACGATTTAGCAAATGCTATGGTATTTTCAGAAACAATGAACTTTGTTAATGACAAGTTGGGGTTGGTGTAATGAAAGGGACAGAGCTAACGCATTTACAAAGCCAAGAACTTGAGCAAATTAAGATTGATTCTGGATTATTACGACAGGATGATCTACGGAAGTTTACAATACAGCTTCAGGAGTTCCAAAACCTAATTGAGAAAAGTCCGCCTAAAGAATGGATTGTAAGACACCGAGATGGCTATGATTATATACCAATTGATGTTCTTGAAGCCCAAGTAAAAAAATATTTTTTTGGTCTTTTTAATTGGAAGATTAAGGATGTGAAAATAATTGTGAACGAGATACTTGTATATGGTGATTTCGAATATTTTCATCCTGTTGCAGGTGTCTGGCTTACTGTGTCTGGTATTGGTGCCGCGCAAATAAGAATGAAAAAAGATGCTGCCTTAGATGATATAAATAGCAAAATAAAAACAGCATTACAAATGGATGCACCACATGCCGAGTCAGAGGCTTTCAAAAATGCGATACAGAAAATAGGCAGGATATTTGGGCGGGGTTTAAGACGTGAGCATCAGCAAACATACAAGGGATTTAATATACCAGACATTGAGAATACTTTAACGTCCGATCAAGAAAATATTTTTGAAGAAGCTATGATAAACATAAATGAGTTTGAAAACCCTCAAGAGCTTATCAAGAAAAAACCAGAAATAATTAAATCAATAAAAGATGCTGGAATAAACGGCAAGCATTTAAAAGAGGTAGAAAAAGCTATTCAGAAAAAATATGATGAATTACATCAGGGGTAAATATGAATGAAAAACCTGTATATCGTTCTAGCAATTTGATCCATTATCCAGCGTGCCCAAAAAAATATTATTTGTCCACGCTACACGATCAAAAACAGACATCCGCTATGAGGGACGGATTACTTTTCGAAGGATATCTTTTCGGATTCAAAAGCGGGGAGAAGGAGCAAAAAGAACTTGAAGGGAGCAAAAAGGCGGTAACGCTTGGTCAAATAAGACGAATTGCCGAAAAAGTAAATGATGTGTTCAAATTCAAAGGAGCTAAATTCAATAAATACAAGATAGAGTTTGATGACTTTATTCTACAAGGCGAATCAGATTTCAGGGGGCATACTACGAATTTTGTTTATAGCGGTGAGCCTGTTAAAGGTTTAGTCGATATAAAATTTACGGCTGATATAGATCGAAATTGGAATCAACGGAATAGTAAACCAGAGTACATCCAGGCACCAATGTACACGTTTTTAGAGCTTGCAACCGAACATCAAACAAGCAACGAATTAACTCTTTTCCAAAAAGACCCATTGCCATTTTATTATTTAGTTATAGAAAAAAAATATGATGAAGAACCACTGTTTGCTTTAATCCCGGTAAAGGTAACAAGGGAAGACCTAAAATGGCTTTGGAATAAAATTCTTCAGGTTCATAATGCTAGGGAGATCGGATACATTGCAAATGATAACTATGATAACTGTTTGGGTATAGGTGCTTATTCTGGTAGATGTCCATACTTGCAATGGTGTGAAGAAGGAAGAAATCTAGTAGCATTTAATAGAGAAGTCGAGTTTTCACAATTGAATGAAACCTAAAAATGACTGACAAACAGCTATACAGCAGTTGGAAACATCAATTAGGCAGCTATCTTTTTGTGAAGAATAAAAAATATTTACAATGGCTTAAGGGTCGTTATCCCGGCTTAGACATTCACCATCTTCTAAAAACGGTTATGGGTAAAAAGAAAGCTACTGATTATATGGTATATCCTTTTGAGCACGAGCAACATTTAGGGGAAATACATTCGAATATTCCGGTTGCATTCTCGAAATATTACAAAGCTTCGATGACGTTGTTATTAATGTACCGAAATGAATTGGCAGAAGATAACCAGGCGGCGAACGAAAGATTTATCCATTACAGCCCTGAAGAATTTATAAATCTAACAAAAGAAATTGAGGTTTTAAGTTGAAAATCAATCTTATTTGGAGTGCGGCAAAGAACAACGAACAACAGTATTTCTGTCATTCGGTTTCACAAAAATGTGGGCGGGTTGAGTTTTTGAAATCGAGAATTAGCAAGTCCTTTTTTGAAGAACTAAGGCAAGATAAAAACATTGTTGATATAACAACAAAACCGCTTTATTTGCTGGAGATGAGAAAAGAAGCGTTCAAAGAAAGGAATTTGAAAAGAAGGATGGTTGAGAATGGGTGAAAGCGTGAAAAAATACCGTACCAATAAACGATTCAATGCACTTGTTCAACAACACATTGTCTCCATTAAAAGCAACAATTTTACTGCCGAAGAGCTTAGAAACGCTGCAATATTAGCAAGCGTAATTGTAGAAAAGGAGAACTCATTTAACATAGAGAAAAAAACTCCGCTAACAAAGCACGAACAACTTACAGCATTATTAGAATTTAGTGAATTAATAGAAACCAACTATGCCGATAGATTATAAAAAATATCCGCCGGATTGGAAAGAGCGAAGGGAACGAATTCTCAAACGTGCCGGTAACAAATGCGAATTTTGCGGACTTCAGAATAAGGCAACCGGTTTCAGAGACTCGGACGGAAAATTTTATTCGTCTGAGAAAATCATTAACGCACTGGAGGACAAAGGTTATGATTATTTCGAGAACGAGCTTTCCAATGTCGCCGGAGATGATAAGCCAATTACGATCGTTCTTACGATTGCTCACCTGGATCACGACGAAGAAAACTGGAACGTGGCAGACGACAGACTCCGGGCACTCTGCCAACAATGCCACCTTCGTTACGATGCTCCCGAAAAAGCCCGGCGACAAAAAAGAAAAAAAGCGATAGGAGATTTGTTTGAGTAAGTACGATCCATCAAAGAAATATCGTCTTGAATGCCGGGCACTGCTAAAGTACGATGTTGTTATTCCCGGTAGCGAAATAGAAAGAATTAAAAAAGAGTTTGTAAAGAAGTACGGAAACAGAAATGAAGTATCGGTTTACTTTATGGAAAATGAAATGTCTGGGTCGAAAAGATGATATACGAAATAACATTAACGGATTTACCAAAGGTTTCATTAAACCAATTTTACGCCGGTGGACATTGGTCTAAGAGGAAAAAACTAAAAGATAAATATTATTGGTTGGTAAGGTCTCAAGTAGAAAGAAAGTTTGATAAACCCTGTACGGTAAAATATGATTTCTTTTTCACAAAAGATGTTCTTGATGTGTCGAATTGTTCCGGGATGTTAAAGATGATAGAGGATGTTCTTTTCCCGGATGATAGTTATAAAATTGTGAAGGGTATTAGCATTACAAGTAATAAAGCAAAAGAGAACAAAGTAATAATTACAATAAAACCGGAGGAATAGATGTCTGAACTTAATTTTGAAGATGCAAAACAAAGAACTCTGAATCTTCTTTGCAAATTCACCGATGCAGAAAGAGCAGAGAAAGGAGAAATCCTTGCAGATAAGCGGATTAGGATGGATGAAATTAAAGAAGAAGTATCGGAGTTGAACAAAGAAAAAAGCGATCTTGATAAAGAACTTCTTCAAATTTCACGGCAGCTAAAACACGGCGGAGAGAAAAGGTTTGTAAAGTGTTTAGTTCACTTTAACCATCCGAAGGATTCAGAGAAAACGATAAGACGTACCGATACCAGCGAAGAATGGACGGAAGAAATGACGGATTCGGATTACAGTTTGTTAAGCGAACTGAAAGAGGAACCCGAAGAACTCACACCTCTTTTGCTTCTGCCGGAAGCGTCGATTGAAAGTATGTTTGGTTTTGACCCGAAAGATTTTGATTATTTCATCGGCAACACCTTGGATGATTTTGCAGATAACGATATTGACATACCTGCACACGAGTTGAGAATATTCGGGCGCTGCCTGTATGTAAAGGCTTCCTTTACTGATATTCGTGAATTAGTTGGACCGGATATATCGTGGAACGGATATTTTCACACGGACATTAATAATGTTTACTGGTATCGGTTCTTGCCGCTCAGAGAACCTGATGGTACTCAGACCGTTGAAGAAGCAGAGGTAATTGACGGCGAAATAGTTTCGGAAGAACTAGAAGAATCAATGAAAGAGGTTGAAGATTAATGGCGGGATTAAGAAGAATAAACTCAGGGCGTAGTTGGCATAATGACAAAGAGTCTGATTATGCTTTGCAAGAAACGACGATGAAATTTATTCTCGAACAAAAGGATTATTTATTAATGCACAAAAAAGGGAATAAATTATTAGAAAAGATTAAAAGTATGAAAAGACAGCTTTTATCAAACAAATTCTTAACCGGGAAACAGATAAAAGAAATTGAACGGATATACGAAATCACCATTGTGAATTTTGGAAACAAGTATGAAAAAGAAAAAGGACTTATTTCAAAAGACGGCAGCATAAGAGAAGTTAAAAATCAAAAAGATCAATGGGGCAATGTAAACTTAAAGGTGTAGATGAAACTCTATCAATCCAAAATATTGCTAAAACTGCCTATGACGCACCGTGCGATGATAACTGAGCGAAAGTATAGTGTTACGCCTACCACTGGCGAGAAGATCGCTCAGAGGCTGTCCTGGACGCTAGAGGGCAGGTCAATTGACAAGCGTTTAATAGCAGACTTCAAAAACGACATAAATGAATTTTGTGTCGAGAACAAACTACCCTTCATTATCGGCTCTAGTGCGAAGGGTTACAGGTATCTCGATCTGAAAAATAACCCCGAAGAAGCAATGGAAGAAATCGAGAGAACGATAAACACATTGCGGAATCGGGCATTGTCTACACTGAAACATCTTAAATATTACAAACGGGCTAAAAGACAAATATCGTTTAGTCTGAAATATGAGTGAGGAGAATATTTATATAACGGCGTTGCAAATAAACCGCCGACAATAATTAAATGAATAACTTAATTAAAAATATCGCCAAACCTAAACCGCAAAGCCGAGACCGATAAATCGGTCGGTTTGATTTGCTGGTTATAAAGGTTTTGGCGGAAAAGGATTACAAATGAAAAATTATGGAAGTAAAAAGAAAAAACGACGGGCAGAATATGAAGCACGAGAATTTAAGAGACAACAGGAAAAGAAACGAATTGAAAACTATAACCGTATTAATAGAGACAAAAACAGCACAATGGAAGAAATGGCGGCGGTGATGGGAATACCTTTAAGATGATAGCCAAAATGCTTTATAACAGACTGCGGTTTAACCCGCCGCCGGAATAGAATATTAACTTTCAATTGAGGTAAAAAATGACTAAAAAAGCAATGATACTAAACTTATTAACGTGCATCCTTGATGGATATACAATAGAGGAATTAAAGGAGGAATTAGAATTTAGACTTAAACAAGAAGAGGAACCTGAGACCGGCAAAGGCGGTCGGGTTAAAACCGATGTTATAAAAGCTGATCCTCAAGCGTGTGCGGCTGCGGAAATAGAGACACTTGAATCGCAACTTCGTAAAAGAAAGCAAAGTCCAAAATGCCAAAAAGCCGAAGAGCTTGATATTGAAGCCCAAATAAAAAT